AATTAACCGGGTCAACTTTTGAGATAGCACCCCACCCCCGTTCGCCTGCTGTCTTGCGTCCATGACACTGGATGCAAAGCACTTGCAAGTTTGCCTCATCGTACACAGCGCCACCTTCGGCAATAGGTCTTATGTGGTCTATGTGTAGCTCACGGTCAAACAGTGGTACTGTCTTGCATGCATCACACACTCCACCACGACGCATAAGTATTGCCTGCCTATACTTTCGCCACTTGGTGCTTGAATATAGGGGGTTGTTTGCCACTATGCGCTTGGCTTGGCTCTTATGTTTTAAATAATTCGGCATTAACTACTATAACTACTATAACTACTTTTTCACTAAAACACTTCTACACTACTATACCTATGCTATTATATGTTTATATAAAAGTAGTAGTTAGTAGTTAATCCTTAGAAGGGTTGGGCGTTAGGGTTTATCGGTGCTAAGGCCTTGACCATGCGCACGTTATCACCTCCCGTGTGAATCATTAGTTTAAGCCCTAAAGCATTAACTACTCCGCGTATCTTGTTACGTGCAAAGGGCCTATTTGACGTTTCTAGGCAGTAGCTCGTATAGCCTCGGTAAAAGTCCGTAAAGGTCATTTCTTGCCCTTCGTACATGCTTAGGGTTTCGTCGTGCCAGCTTTGCAGGCTGTTTATAGCACGCCTAAACTCTTGCAATTCTACCACGTTGCTAGGCACTATGGTAAAGCTTCGGTTAGCCTTTAGCCTTAGTAAGCCGTTATATGCCCACTGAATAATACCCGGCATTTCCTTAGTTAGCTCCTTTGCTAGGCTCCAGTCCTCACGTCCTACAAAGCTGTTATTAAGGCTTATCACCATTAAGCGCCTAAATACGCCATTACTTATGTCGTCCACCATAGGCAGCCCGTTGGTCGCAAATGCAAATTTTGCATAAGGCGTAAAGTCGAAAGGCTTTTTATACTTTGGGTTGGCCGTCAATACTTCGCCTGCAACAGCCTTTTTAAAGCCCGTAGTGCCCGTACTGTCTTTGTAGCTGATTTCGGTAGCTATGTTAAGCCAGCTGCCCGCTAATCGCTCTAAATTGCGCTGCTCGTTAAGCTCGTGCCATTCTAAGCGCGTGCAGTATGGTACCATAGCTGCCAGCACCTCTAATAGCACGCTTTTACCATTGCCACCGTCGCCGTACAATACGAGCGCTTTATGTAGGTTTAGGCTTCGGTCCAGGCAATAGCCGAACCACTCTTGTATTAACAGCGTCTTTTGGTGTGCGTCCTCGTCCCCTTTAAAAACTTGACCGAGAAAGTCAAGCCATTTGACCGGAAAAGCCAGCTGGTCGAACTCGAAAGGTATGCACTCGGTTACTTTGTGCGGGACCTTATACTTTGGGTTCGTGACAAATTTACCGGCCTTTATGTAACCGTTATTAAACGGTATTATATCTAAATTATCCGGGTTAGCTGCTAGTTTCTGCGCTAGGTATTCTATAATATACGTGGTCTTAGCCTGCGTGCCTTTGCCCTTTAGCATGTCAAAGCATAAAATGCCCAGTTCCTCGCGGGTTAGTTCCTTGTATTCGTTTTTCTCGGCGATAAAAAAACGGCCCTTGTTGTAAAAGCCGTTTAAGTCGTTTAGTTGCTGCTCTAGCCATAACGCCGCTGCGTATGGGTCCGTTAGTCCGTCAATCGCTTCCATTTGTCAAAATTTGTTTCCCACGTTAATAAATCAAAATCTTCTCCAAGCTCCCAAAGTAGTTTCTCTCGTTCTAAGTTCTTAGCCCAGAACATTGTGTTAGCATGGTGCTTGCTGCGCGTAACGTAAAGCGCGAGCCTTTGTAAAAGCTCCGCCTGGTAGTATAGTTCGTCTAGCTCTGCCTCAACAGCTGCCACTTCTTTGCGTAGGTTACGCATGTCAAAGCCCTTAGCTTCGCTTCGGTCTAGGTACGCTTTTATCCCTTTCATAGCTAACTAATTCTAGTGTTCCTGGCAAGTCAGCCATAAAGCTTCTAAGCTGCCCTACGCTATTAAATTTAAGCTCCATTTTGTTAAGCTCACGCGTTGCGCGGTGGCGTATATAAATAATGTAATTCATTACTTTGCGGTCGCATTTTGCGGCTTAGTAAATTCGTGAGCGTTATCTAACCCCTGGACTATATTATAGTTTTTTTTAAAGAGCAAAAAGGCATCTTCCCAGCCGCGCTTGTATGCCTCGTTCAAGGCTTCGTCTATTTCGTGCTTATCCATGTTTGTTATATTATACGTTCGTTTTTAAGCATGTGCGCTATTTCGGTAGCATCTTCTACGCTCATAACCACCAGTGTGGTTTTGCGGTTGCGCTTCCATAAAAGCACGTTATACATGCCAGGGGTGCTAGGCATGTGTTCAAGCACAGCGTGCGGGTCCAATCCTCGCTCTACATGCTTGCACTGTATGTAAAAAGGGTAAGTTTCTACTAGGTCTACGCCTTGGCCGTCTAGCCATTTATTCATTAAACGGCTGGTCTGCACGTTAGGAAAAAGCGGCCGTAACATTCTAGCTACGGCCACCTCAAACCTATTTCCTTTTTGCTTGACGTTCACCGATCGAAAGGGTCTAAGTCATTTGCGTAATCGCTGCATATTCGGTAAACTTTAAAGTACAGTTCGTCCGGAATCTTTACAGCGTAACCCGCTATAAATAAAGTAACGCGGTTTACTACCATGCGGCAGCCGTCCTCGTCGCAGTCGCGCACGTACTCTACAACTAGATTCTCCTCTAGGTTCAAGTCGCCAAAGTTGTACTCCTCAATCATTTTCTTTGACTTTCGTACCAGTGTAACCAGGTCTTAATTTTAAGTAGTTGCTTTTGCTGACCCCAAAGCTCGCTCTGCTCCTCTAGGACTGCCTCTTGCATTTTATGGCGTATTAAGGAAAGCTGGCCCTCAATGAAAGCGCCAAGCTCTACGCATACGGGGGTTTCAAAATTGCTCATGTGCGGTTACCATTTCGTCGTATAGGTACTTAGCAACTAGGTAAACCTCTTGTAAGGTCTTGGTCGGGTCAGCGTTCAAACGCTCCATAGCCATTTTAAAGGCCACTTGAATTAAGATACTACGGTCTTTACCACCCGCATTATTTGCGGGAGCTGTTGCATTATATGCAGGAACTGCATTTTGCTGTACGAACTCGGTAACGATTTTGCCCTGGGGCGTACCGTTGCGGTCCGTTTTGCCGGTTAGCTCGTAGTTAATGGACTGGCCATTTTGGAAAGCGTCCGCCTTTTTAGCGTTCACCTTAAAGTGGTCGCCGTTGGCCATGCGTAGCTCGTAAGAGTACATTAAACCGTAGGCGCTCTGCCATGTTCCGTCGCCGGTGGCGTGCTGTATTGTGCTAGTTTTCATTGATTAAACGGTATATAATTATTACAAACATTAAAACGCTTCCGGTAACGGAAACGAAAGCCGCAAGGGGTAAGCCCACGCGGTCAATCCAATTTAAAAATCTATTTGCCATTTTGTGTTAGTGTTGGTTAACACGGCAATAGTAATAATAAAAATCTTAACTGCGAAATTTATTTTCGTTAAGAATTTTCGGCGTAACGTCTAAAACCATGTATTTGTGGGTTCTACGGTAGTAAAAATCCACTGTTACGCATCCGATAGGCTTAGGCGGTGCGCCTCTCTCTACGTGCCAGCCAAAGGCCCCGTCCCCGTATTCGTCCTTATAGGTCCCAGTACGTAAATGCAGTACCTCCTTTAAAATTGGTATTCTATGCCCGTCCAACCCTGCCTTGGTTTGGTACATTGCGTACAGCTCGTGTACGTGGCCCATCCATACGCAGTCCGCGCCTTCAATGTCTGCCATTTTACGCTGGTGCTGTATTGTGCCTTTCGTTACTGCTCCGCCGCCTCCGCTGCCGTGATAGTAATGGATTGCATAGGATTTGCGGGTAGTCTGCCTAGCAAATTGTACTGTAAGCCAGCCACCATAGCCCCCAACGGTAATAGGTATGGCGGGTTTGTAAGTGTAATTGAATAGGTCGGCAAAGCGCTGGAGTGGGTCGGTTTCCACGTTTTTAATAATAGCGGTTTCGTGGTTTCCATAGGCTATAAAAATAATGGTTTCGGCCCAGTCCCCGAACCACTTTACCGCGTCCTCTATTACCGCGTCCAGGTAGTTTACCTTGTTATGCTCCGGGAGTATGTCCTTTTTACTGCGTCTTGGGTCGTACTTACCCTGCATTAAACAAAAAAAGTCACCGTTAATGGCGACCTTAGCCCCTTCCTCTTTGGCTAGTGTTAAATGCTTGGCTAGTGCCACGCGGTCGCAGTGGGGGTTGTCCCAGTGCAAGTCCGAAAGCATGTACAATTTAAAATGTTTGCCCTCTACTTTAATAGTGTGGCTATTTCGGTGATGCGTTTGTATCATTTTTTAAGTATTACCACGAGCAAGGTAATACCTAAAACTATAATAGGCAGCATAGTAAACATTTCTTGACGGCGCGTTGGCTTTTTGTTAACCTCGCGAATAGTCTGCGTATTGCTAAATACCGTATCGCCTTTGCATGTCCCCTTTACGTAAATGCGGTCCCCTGGTAACCGTACTATTTCTACTTGGACCCTATCCTGGACCAGCGTTATGCTGTCGCGGAGTGTTACCGTATCGCGTAGCGTCTGCGTTTCGCGTATGGTAATAGTTTCGGTAGTGATTATTTTGGGGCTACATGCTACTATAAGTAACACGACGGCCCACGTTGCGAGCGCGTAGGGTTTCACGTTTTAAGTCTTTGGGGTTGTAGCTTACATGCACCCACTGTGGCTGCTTATCATTGCCGAACTCATAAATAAGCTGGCTATACATGGCGTTGGTCTTTAGCCAGTCAAAGATTTTCCTATGGTCCCCGTCCGGGCTTTGCAGGTCGGCCGCGAAACCGTACAAATGGTCTGACTTATAGGCCCCGTTTGCTGCTTCGTTTACGAGCTTGGACCTATACCCGCTGGTTACCGTTACTGGCCCTACCGCGTCGCGCAGTGGCTGTAATACCTTTTGGCATAGCAAGAGTAGGTTCGCCTCAATTTGTGGCGTTGGCGTATTGTCAAAGGCAAAGCGGGTCTTTGTCAGCTCCGCCAGGGTGAAATTCTTTGTCATTTGTCCTTAGCAAAAAGTAATCCTACAATAGCTGGCAAAAATACCCCAGCCTCTACTAAAGTCGCTTTTTCGTACCAAACCATAATCATGGCTACGCCGAATACAATACCAGCCAAGCAGCTAGTCTTTGGGTTCTCCGTTATTCTTTTTAACATCTTTGCGCCACTGGTAAAGGGTGTAGCCTATGGTAAGGGAAAATGAAATAGCGCCTACTATCGGCATAACTTGAGCCGCAACCGTGCTAAACATATTAAGGGTCCAAGCCCCTACTATATGGTCGTTTGTCATGGCGCAGTTGGGTTAGCCTTAGCGTATTCATTTGTATACTCTTGCTCATGTCCAGCGAATACGTGGACCCCGCACGGCTCCGGCCACACAATGTAAGGGGCAAACCAAGCGCCTAAAGGCTCGTCAGTCCATAGGATGTCGACCGAAAGCTTAGCGGCGTACTTAGAACAAACTTGCTGCCCGTCCTCGTTAGTGGTCCACTCGCTGCATAGCTTGCCAAGTTCTACTACCGCAGTAACTAATTCGGGGTTGTAGTAAGTGTAGGTTTCGCCTTCGGGGTCGGTACCCGTTAACTCAATCTTTGCTTTAGCCGTTGCCCATTGCGTGGGCGTGAACTCGTATTTAAGTGGTTTCATCGTGTGTTGAATTAGGCGGTTAGTTCTGCCAGTTGGGCGTTAGTTAATCGGGTCTTGAATAGTAGCACTTGATGCGTTCTACTAAATGAATCCCCAAGCGGGTTCGTTCCAATCATAATTCGGCTCATAGTTGGAACGCTGCAAGACGTATCGGTAATCCCGATTTGTGTTCCATTTACAAAAAACGCCATATTGTTATTAGCATAGCCAAAAGCGCATTTGTAAGTTCCTTGAGGAAGTACTGAAGTTATATAAAATGCTTGGCGAACTCCAGCAACATAAACGTCTGCGATAATTGCATTTGTTGTGCTTTTCGTTATGTAAATAAGATTACTTAAGGCACCGTTGTCAATCAAAATTACGTCCTCGTGAGCAGCCGATGCTGGGTTAAAGATTTCCATTTCCCAAAACAAAACGCCCTCAGTCTGCCCAATCAAAGAACTTATGCTTGACTTTGAAGCAGCATCCACAACCCTTGTAACTGCCGCTGTGGTGGTTGGTATGTACGAGGTGGCGTAAGCTCCCGCTTCCATTTGCATACCCCAAAAGTACATACCGCTAGTGCCGTTTCCTGCGTAGCTTAAAACACCAGCGGTTATAGACAATGCGTAATAAGGCAAGTCCAGTCCAGTATTTGGTGCTACTCGTGAAACACTGCAACGAAACCAACCGTTACCATATTCCTCAATTTTAGCATCAAAAGAACTACCTACTGCAGTTGCGGTTTTGGCGGTCAAATCAAATCTACCCAATGGGCAAGTGTTACTATTTGCAGAGGCCAACTCTATTTTTGTTCTGCCGTTTGCCTTTGCAAAAAACGAAGCTGTATAGGTAGTTCCTGAAACGAAATAAGATACTATGTCAAAAAATGCGTGGTCTGCGGTTGTGGCTGACTCCGTTAATAAATCGGCATTTGTGGTGCCATCGGGCGAAACAATAGCGTTAGCCGTTGCGGTGCTTCCCGTTTTATTCCAATATGCGTTGTCCAGTTGCTCGCTATATTGGGTAAGGTTAGTCCGCTGTGGCTCTAGCAAAAGCTTAGGGCAAGTGCTATTTAAGTAATCCAAACGCGGTACGCCGCTGGCTACCGCTTCAATTAGTCCGCTGGCGTTTACTCGCGTAGCTGTGCTGGCACGGGTAAAGGCTAGCTGCCCGTCCGTGGTTAGTGGTTTTTGTGCGTAAACCTTGCCGCTCTTGTAGCCCGACGGGACTACTACTAGGCTGGCTAAATCATAAAATGCGCTCATAGTAAATTGGCGATAGCGTTAATGGTGCAGTCCCGTGCTTCCGTTGTCCCACTGTCAGCCAGTACGTAGGCCTCGTAGGTGTTCCAAACTTGAGCGGCGTAATTACCCCCAGTAAAGATAGTTATAAATTGTGCGGTGTTCATAGTGTGCAGGTGTTAGTTTCAACGGTTCCGCCGTCGCCGTAAACGTAAGCGTAATACGCTAAATTGTAAGGAAAATAATAGGTTTGCTGCATTACGCTTCTAGTTCAAAGGCTGGGTCTTTTGTCAAAAGTGTGCTACTCTTAAGCTCCGTATTGTAGAAAAGCGCATAGGTAACGCGCGTAGTGTCCCAGGTATAGGTTAGTGAAATAGGTATATAATAAAAAAGCCCCCAGTACCCGTAGTGCGTAAAGCGGCTGGTGCCGTGTAGGTCTAGCTCGTAATACTCCTGGGGCTGCCCGCGTTGCTGCGTTAAACGGTTGGCTGTAATCCATAGCAATGGCTGAGTAACGCCCCCTGGTCCGTCTACAAAATCCGATATGTTAATAGAAGCGTTTGTAATTGCCTGCAAAATTGGGGTGCCTTTTGCTATGTCCCCTATCCTGGTGCTTAGGTCTACCTTTTCGCCAAGCACTCGCGCTGTATTGTCTGCGCGGTACGTGGTCTGCGTTTGCCCGGTTCCATGTAGGCGTATGTCGTATTTTATTTTAGGCTTGGTAAGAAATAAGGGGTCACCATCTATTTGCACTAACTCCAGGTAAAGCCATACAGCACCATTACCAAGCGCAGGCGTTACTGGTATGTGGTAATTGTTAAGGGTGCCGGACCCTACCGTTATAATACCTGGAAAGCCGCCAGCGTGAATAACTCCACTATCTTGAAAAGACATAAAAAGGTTATCACCCCATACTGTGGCGTTTGTGCTTTTAGTTCCGTACATTAAAAACAGCCTAAACTCGACCGTGTAATGACTGTCGTAGTCCCCTGGGTAGCTAGCCGTAGCTTGCATTAACGTATCGAATAAATCAAAGTGCGTCGTGCCGTCGCCCGCGTATAATCCAAGTGGTATGCCGGGCTTCGTTTGGTAAACTGGGCCAAAGCCAAAAGTGCCTATATACTCTTGATGTTCTGCAAAGGCTAAGGCCGAGCGAAATGCAAAGTTAGTATTACCAAAAGCGTGGGTTATGTCCATTTGCTTTACGGCGGGTAAGTACATTTTAGTACCACCTGACTGCACTGGCAGCGTCTGTGTGCTACTAAAGCCGCGACGGACTAGGAACGTCCCAAAAAAGTTATAAAAACTATACACGCTGTCATTGACGCGGGTAAAGTCCTGGAACACTATAAAGCCTTTGTCTTGGTACATGCGTAGGCCATAGATTACGCAAATGTCGCTAAGTACTTCTCGGTAGGTCCGGTAGTTTTTGCTTTCGTCCGTGTAAAAAAGTTCATGGTAAGCGCCCGTATGGTACAACCCGTCAAAGGTTTTCACTACCGAATCCGCAGCCCTTCGCGTGGTATCGCTAACCGCGAAGCCATCAAACAAATTAAAAAAGCCCATGCGGTTAAACATGTCGGCTATCTGAATTATAAAGGACTTGTACCCCGAATAGGTGTACATGCTAGTGGACTGGTCTAGCTTGTAAAATCCGTCGCCAGCTATAAGCGTTATAAACCTAGCGCCGTTTGTTACCTCTACGCTTCCAACATTTGGCGTTATTACCCCCGCCCATTCCTTACTTAGACCTTGAAATAACTCTAGGTAAAAAATGCCCTCTGCGTCCTTTAAAACATTTTCTAAGGCCGGGCTAAAGGGGAAGCTGTTAAGTACCGCGTTAAGCTCCATACGGCTGCTTACAATGCCTGGTACGTATGCGTCCTGCGCGTCGTAAGTAACGGACCAGCTCGCAGTTTCAAACTCGAACGGCAAATAACTTATTTGGTTGGTATCGGCGTATATTTTAATAGTATAGCCTTTGCTGGAACTGTACGCAAATAATTGGTTTGCCATTACCGTACTCCTGCAAGTGCTTTATTAACGCGCCCCGAATTTGCCGAAAGGTCGAAGCCTTTAAGACTTGCCACCAGCTCCACTATGCCACCTTCGCCAAAAATGCTACCCAATCCAGTGCCGCTGCTTAAACCTTTAAAGGCTTTGCCGAAGCTTATTTTAGGCATTATGCTACTTATTACCAACGCTAGGGCGGCGGTAACGGCTAAGGCTACTAGCATTTGCTTTACGTAGTTTTTAATAGAGTTACCCATTTCCTCGAAAAAGCTGGTGCCGTTTACCATGGCTGCATTAAAACTACTGGTGAAGATTACGCCAAACTCTGCGCCTAACCTACCTAATAGTTCCATTTCCTCGTTATACCTACGCAGGCTTTCCTGGACTTGCTCAAAGGTTCCTACGCTGCCTTGTAGGGCAGGTAAAAAGGTTTGCCTTAGTATTTCTCCGGCCTTTAGCGTAACGGTGCCAAAAGACTTTAGGCCTTTGGTATTTAGTTTGTCTACGCTTATAAGGGCTTGGTCCCCGCCTAGGTATATTTTGCCCATGGCCTTATCTATGGCCAGGCTGAGGTTGCCTATGTTTTTGGTAAGCTCCACAAAGCGAGCGCTACCTATTTGAGTGTTCTCCAGCTCCGCATTAAACGCAGCTAGGCGTTCCTTCATGCTCGAAAGCGTTTGAGCGCTAAAATTACCAAAGTTTAGTACCGACGGTCCAGGTGGTAGGTTTGGCTCGGTGGCCCCTACGTTTTGGGGTTCAAAGCCTTGGCTGGCTATTGTCGCAATACGCCGCGCTGAAATCACCCCGCTGCTTTGTACCATGGCTTGAATCATACCCTCAAAGCCTAGGCTAAGGTCTTTAAACAGCTGGTCGAATAGGTCGTAAAAAGAAAGGGCGGCAGTTTGCAGGCCTACGCCCATGGATGCCTTTAAATTGTCAAACTTCACCGAAAGCTGCTGCACCCGGTCGCTGGCGCTGTCGGTAGCCCTGCCCATGGCGGCCATTTGCTCCTGGGCTATTTCGCCTACCGCTGCCGTAACCTCGCCGACGCTTGCAGCTTCTACGCTTACGCCGTTTAGCTTGCTACGCAGCATGGTAGCGCTAATTCCTAGGTTATCTAAGATAAGCGGCGATTTACGGCCTATACCCGTTACAATGGACTCTACCAGGTAGTCCACGCTCTGCCCAGTTTCCTGCGCTCGGCGTTTGGCAAACTCCAAAAGGCTGCCTAGCTTTTCTACCCCTATGCCAAAGTTATTTGCCATAGTAGCTTTTTTCATAAGCTCCAGGTCCGTTACTAGTCCGTTAGTGGACTTGCGTAACTGCTCTAGGGTCGTTTCTCCCCCTATCCTTTTAAAGCCTTGCTCTACCTTTTGCAGTTCGTTTCCGAGCTTAAAGGCTTCGCTGGCAAAAGCCGTTATTTGGCCTACGGCGAAAGTGGCCCCAATTAGGCCACCTAAGTTACCAAACAGCTTAGACGTTTCCTTTAGTTTAGCGTCTACTTGCTGTATGCCACGACGGAAGCCGTCTGCATCTAAGCCTAATAATACTTTACTGGTTACGTCCATAGCTTCTTAATAATGCCCGCAGGCTGCTTTCTTTTTTCTCATCTTCAAACGCTAGTAGGTCGGTTTCTAAAATTGCTTTCTTTACCGACTTCCCGCTTATGTTTACCAGCACGGCGGCTAGCCATCGCTGCCTGCGCCACTCGTCTTTCTCCCGTTCCAAGGCGTGCCTAAACACAGCCTCTAATTGTTCCAGTGTTAACGTCTTTGCTTCGCTAGGCGCAATGCCTAAGCGACCCACCAGCTGGCCTAGTACGTCTACTGGGCCGCCGGCTGGGAAAAAGGGCCGTTAAGCCGCTGGGTAAGTTCGGTAATATCCCAAGCCCCTGCCATAGCCTTGAACTCGTCAAAGCTTGGCCGGTCTGCCATATCCCAAAACTCTTGGGCGTATAGCATACCTAGCATGTCTGCCAGGCCTAGGTTACCCATATTAGTAACGCTTTTACCCGTTACTTCCTCGAATAGTAATGCTGCCCCCAGCGTAAACTTTTTCCCTTCCATGGCTCTAGTTTGTACCTACGGTAAATGCTCCAGTACCGTTCAGCGTGAAGCTTACTGTACCATTGTCTTTGTCCGGTGCGCTAACTGAAAGCTGCGAAAGAATAGCGTCGCCCTCTACTTTGGTTTCACCAGTTACGGGCGTAACGCCACCAGCTGCAACCTGAGTAATGCGAACTTTAACTAGGTCGCCTACTTTGGCGTATAGTTCGTCTACGTTCCACTTTGCTGCGTCGTCGTCGCCTAGGATGCTGCTACCGCTAATAGTCCAAGACTTAGCGCTGGTTACGTAAGAGCGAAATACTGCAATGTCCTTGCTAGTAGTTTCGCGGGTGTCGGCGTTCAGCTCAATGCTGCACTCCGTTTCGGCTGCAAACGCCTTGTAGGTCGTTCCGCCGTCTGCGCTTAAAAAAAGGCGAACTTCTCCGCCGCTTATGTTGCTCATGTTTAATAGTTTATTAGGAAAGTGAAATCGGCAGCGAGTATAATACTCTCCTGCTGTTCGTTGTAAAATGCCTGCATATTTTCCATGTAGGCTATGGTAAAAGTTTGTTCTGCCGCTACGCCTATGGCATCCGCCGCGCACTGTACGCCCTCAATGCTTCCGCTGTCTTGGTTGACGTATTGTAAGTACAAAGGCATAACGCGGGGGTAGTGCTGCAAATTGTGGCGTATTTCGGTCAGTTCGTTTTGTGCTTCGTCTGCGCTGGCGTAGTGCATGAATAGTGTAGCTGCTACGCGCTCGGCTACGTACTGGTCCTTGGTTTCGGTTACCGCTATGCCGTTAAGGTTTATTACGATAAAGTCCCCCGTTTCTGCTTGCGGTGCTGCCAATGAATAGACCGGCGTACTGGTGGACGCTTGGACCGCTTCATGTATGTACTGCAAATAGTTCACCTCAAGTGTGCTTTAATACGCTTTTGTACAAAGTTACTCATTTTTTCGGCTGCCTTGCGGGGCACGTCGCTACCTTGTAACGCTTTATCAAAAAATTCCTTTGGCGTAAAATTCTTTGCAGTTCCGCCGAATAATTGCCAGGGTGCGTAGTATGCCCCCTTTTTTTTGCTTGAGCGTATGCCGACTACTACGTAAGCCTTAACGGTTCCTTTGTTGGCGAATACGTCAATAGTTTTGTAAAGGTTGTAAAATGCTCCGTTTGTTTTTTTGTTGGCATCCTTTACGCCGCGTGCCTTGTAGCTAGCCTTGGCTTGTAACTCATTGTAAGCCTCTTTGCGGGCCTTTTCCACTAGTGGACGTGCTTCGGCCTTTAGGATGTTGCGAAGCTCCCTAAAACGCAAAGTTTCCGACGTGCCTAATTTCTTTAGGTTCTGCCGGAACTGGTCAAAGCTTTCTACTCTGCCGCTTTCGCTTTTTAGGTAAATAGTGTTACCCCGTGCCATTGTCGCGCAGGGTTGTTTTGACTAGCAAAAAACGGCGGCGGCCTTCGGGCGCTACGCTTACTATGTCGTAGTCCTCGGCGTTGTAGGTTAGCTTCCATTTTGCTGCCACGCTGTTGGGGTAGCGTAAACGCCAGGTAATGCTGGTGGCGCTTTGAATTTGGTCGTACGGCATGGTTTCCGTACCGGTTGCGCCTGGCACTATGCGCTCGGCGTAAAATGAGCCTGCGCTAGTCCAGGTCTTTGTTACCTGGCCGCTGTTATTTGTGGCCGTAGTCGGCTGGTAAAGCGTAACGCGCAGGTCTAGCATTACGAGAAATTTTGGCGGTAGCGAAACGCTAGGCGGTCAAAAAAGCGGTTTGAATTGTACGGCAAGTCGTCGCCGTAGTCGTACCCGAATTTAATGCGCTGGTACAGCGCGTGTTTAATGTCTGCTGGCGGGTTAGTATCGCCGCACGTAAAGACTATCACCATACGCTCAGGGGTTTCCTTTAGCGTTAGGGTCGTATTAACATAGGTATAATCGGTGTACAAAGCTAGCACCGTGCTAACGCCTTCGTCGTCGTAAGCTGTTACGCTTGTAATAGCCGTAACCGGACCCAGGGGGAGAGCGTACTGCTCCTGCCCCCAGGTGTCCACTGTTACAGTTGTTGCACCTAAACGGTAGCCGGTGTAGCTGTTAAACTCTTCGACCGCTGCGCTAAAAAGCATAGTTAGTAGCGCGTCGTCTGCGCTACCGTCTACACGGCAAAAGGCCTTGACTTCGGTAAGGTTTACCGTAATCGGAGTATAGCTGCTAACCGTTACCATTTGTTTAGATAGTTACGTCAGTTGCTAGAGCAAAAGAAGCGTTACGCAATACGGCTACGTCCATAAAGCGCTCTACGTAGATTTCCACGATTGAGGACTTCATTTGGCTGTAAGGGTCTACCATTAAAGTAGCACCGCCCCAAAAACCGATTTGAACGTCTGCGAAGTTACCGAAAAGCAAGCCGTAGGTATCGGGAGTACCGGTAGTCTTTTTAGAAACCGTGGTATTAAAGATATTGTAACCGTTTGCAGTCTTAACTGGGTCAAGCATGCCTTCAACTAGGAAGCGTCCGCTACCAGCGTCTACTTTGGTTTTCTTTAGCTTGGCTACTACGTTAGGGTGAGTAACGTAAGCAAGGTTGCCAGCTAGTGCGTCGCTTGCAGCTAGTGCAGCTTCCATGTCTACTAGGTCGTCAAAAGAAATAGCACCTAGGGCCAAGGCCTGCGCTGCTAGTTCAGTGTAGATACCGCTAGGCTGGTTAGATGAGCCAGTACCGTTAAGTACTGCGTTCTCTAGGCCTTTGTTAAATGAAAGGTTAAGCTGCTGAATTACGCGCTGCTCAATTCCACGGCTGTACTCTTGGCGCAACAGTTGGTTTGACATAGACGCAGAAATTACGGCACGCTTTGGCGACATAGTAACTTTATCAAAGTTGATGTCTTGGACGGTATCGGTTCCGGTTTCAGTCTGCCAGTTTAGCGTGTAGCTAGAGGTTTGCTTAGGAAAGTCGATATTACCCACCAAGTTCTCTGCGATTGAGCAAAGGCCAAGCGTAGGTGTGTTAGGGTACAAAAAGTCGATATAACGTCCTGGCTCGGTAAATACCAAGTCGCCGCCAAGGTTTCCGCCAGTACCGCCGGTAACTGACTGTGTACGGGTAAAAAGCATTTCGGGCATGTTGATAGCGTGCATGTCGCGAGCGTCAACTCCGAGCCTGCGCTTTTCGCTTAAGCCTTCCTGGTTTACTTCGGCTTCTACGCCAGTAAGTTTACCGTTACGGGCTTCGTTGATAGCCTTAATGATGTTAAATTTTCCAAGGTTGCGAGCTTCGTTTTTTGAAAGCTGACCTTGAACGGCTGATGCGTCTACAAAAGTGTTAGCTCTTGTTTCTGCTTCGTTTTCGTGATTTTCCACGGTTTCGGGGTTTTGGGTTAATTGTTCGGGTTCTGCCTCTTGCAAGGCCTTTTCTAGCGACCGTAATGCTACGGACGTAGTGGGGTTAGCCCCGCGAGGGGTTAAGCTGATGTCGTACATTTCGCCAATTTGCTCGATTACTCGGGTTGGCTTTTCGCTGCGTACGTTCTCCCAGCGTTCTTTTTTAACGGTAAATGCCCAGCTTGCCTGGTCCACGTCGCCGCGACCTACTAGCGTGCGTACCTCGTTACCAGTTGACGTATCGGGCAAGTCAAAGCGGAACTTTAAGCCCTCTTGGTCTTGCTCTAGGCTTAGGGTGCCTTCGCCGTATTTGGACCTAGCCAGTACGCGGTCGTAGTCGTGGTTGTAAAGGGCGTGTACGTCGTAGTCCCTTAACTCGCCTAGCGCGTTAACGTCTATGCGCTCCATAAAGGAACCCATGTCGTACTCGTTCCAGTTAAGGGCGTAGCCTTCTACGGTATTACTCTCCGTTACCGGTATCGTCCGGCTGCGTATTTCCTTCTCCATTTTGTTGGTCTGTGCTGCCCATATGCATAGGCTTGTTATATATGTCGCCGCCCTCAATAGGTGCCAAGCCCTCAGTGCGGCGTATTTCGTTGGCGCTCATTACGCCTATGTTCCAGTAATTGACGTTACGCTGTACCTCAGTGGTAATGTCGCCACGCATAAGGGCCTTTAGGTCCAGCTGGAACACTCGGTTACCACTTAGTAGCTTGTTGGTAAATTCCATTTCGATTACCTCAATCAATGGGCGGATGCAGTCGCTTACAAACTGCGCGTTTTGCGCTTCTATGCTGTTGGCATATCCTGCGCCGTCCATGTGGCCAATTTTGTGCGGGGGGACGCTGTAAAGGCGGCATATTTCTTCAACACTAAAACGTAAGCTCTCAATTAACTGCGACTCTTGAAAGTTCGCAGCTACCGGCTTGTACTCTGCCCCCTCAGTTAAAACAGCGGTCCGCCCCTTGTACTCCTTGTTCAGTTCGTCGAACTGTCGGCCTATTTGCTTAACGCGGTCCGCGTCCCTAATAGTGCCTTGAATTTGTAAAATGCCTTTAGGCATACCGCCGTTACCATAAAACCCGCCCATGTGGGCAGTTGCGGCCATTGATGTACCAATTATTTCTTTGGCGTAAACAATCGGGCTAACTCCGTTAATGCCGTCAAAGGACCAGTACTTAAGGTGTATTAACTGGTTGGGGTTTAGGCGTAGGTTAATACCGTTGCGTAAATGCAGCTGGTAGATAAGCTCACCGCTGGTAGTGTCAACTGTTACCAGTTCGGTATCGATAAGCTCTAGGCCGGCTAGGTTATTACCGCTACGTACCGGTAGTACGTAAGCGTTACCGCGCAGCAAAAGCTGCGTTAACATAGCCTTACGGAAATCGTAGCTATTGTACGCCTCGTTTGGTCGCTTGCTTACAAGGTCGTTAATAAGGCCAGGCTGAAATAGTAGGCCTTGCTCGGTTTCGCGGAACAGTTGCCAAGGCAGTGAGGCTATGGTGTTCCCGATTAAGTTAACGCAGGCGTACAAAGCGCTCACCTTTGGCGCGTTTGTGCTGCTTACATTTTCGCCCGCTAACGTAGTGTTACCGCCAAAAAGATTGATTAGCCAGGGCTTAGGGCTTATTACGCCACTAACACTACGCTTTATACGGTCATACCATGCCATAACACAAAGTTACACAAAAATTATGTCTAATTCCTCATATGTACTCATTCCGGTACTCGCATTGTGAACATAGCCCGCGAGCGCCGTAATAAGCGCAGCCGTGCCGTCTATGCGGTCCGGCGCCTTATCCTTTTGGAACGTCCAGTTGTCGTTCTTATCAATGTGTAGGCTGGTGTTTGCAATCATCCAGGCGGTAATTGGGTTACCGTCGTGTGTTATGCCTTTCGTTGTAACCATGCGGTATAATAACTTCATAGGCTCATTTACCATAAGGGCAGACTGGCGCACCTCGTAACAAAACTGTTTGCCGTATTTGCTACGTAAACGCTCCACGGTTTCTGCCGCATTCCACGGGTCAAAGAAAATGCCCTCGACCGGGTGCTTGTCAATTATGCTTTCAATCATTGCTATGCGGTGGTCGGTTGTGGTTACCTCACCCTTCACCATGTCCAGCTGGCCATTCTTTATCCAGTTCCGTGCTAGGTTCGGGTACTTTTGTTTGCGCTTAGTCATGGCATGGTCGGTAATTTGGTAATACTGGACCGTATAAAAGCGTTCTCCATTAAAGTAAACTACCGCATAGGCTGTAAAGTCGTTAACAGCTGCAAGGTCAACCCCTAAAAAGCAACGCCATTTATCCACGCCTTTAGGTTTGGGACCTTCACACTTTAGCCACTTACCCAATTCAATGTAAGGCTGGGCGCTACCGGCCCACTGGTTGAGGTGCAGTTTACGCAAACTTAACAGCGTTGGCTCGTCGTGCTTGGCCGTATTGCTTAGTTCCTCAAGATATTGTAGCGTAACCGTTATACCCAGGGACGGGTTAGCCTTCGCCCAGACCTTAGGGTCGTGCGGGTCCTCTTCGTCCGTAGCTCCGTAAATAATAGTTAGCCAGCTTGGGTCTATACTTGGCTGCTCTTTTACGCGCTCCGCGTATTCGTGCCACTTGTGGGCAAAGCTATAAGCGCTGCCTGCCGTGGTAATAGCCACCATTTGGCTAGGGCGTGAGGCCATAGACGTGCGTAGGGCTTCCCACAGCTCCGGACCCTTTACCTCATTCCAGCTGTGTATTTCGTCGCATAAGATAAAAGACGGGTTTAGTCCGTGGTTACTGCCCCCGTCGCTGGTAATGGTCTTTAGGTAGCCGGGCTTACCCTTTAGCCGTATTTCCTTACGGTAGGGTTCTAGTACCTTTTGTAGCTCCGGGTTTAATAAAATCATGTTACGGACGTAGCCAAACAAAATACCGGCCTGCTCCCTGGTTGCAGCTGCTAGGACTACCTGCGGGTTGGTCCCTTCCTTATATCCTTTGAGCATGTGAGCTATGGCTAGCATAGCAATAAAAGCGCTCTTACCGTTCTTACGTGGTATTTCTAGCCATACCATGCGCTTACCCTCGGCATCACGTATAAGCTTACGCTGCCAGTCCATAAGCTTTACTGGTTGACCGGCTCCGCTATCCTCAGTTAAGACGCAAAAGCGCTCAATTATAGATTCAGTCCAGGTTAACTGCATCGCCAACAATTTTTCGAAGTTTATCTATTTCGGCGTTTGCCTGCTTTAGTGCTTCCATTGCTGGGTTTTTTCTTAATACTGGTTTGCCTCGGTCGGTTTGTGCTTCCAGTATAGCGCCGTGCTTATCTATGCTGGCCTCGCATTCTGCTTTTACACGTTCCCAGCGTGCTAGTTCCTCAATCATTTGGCTAAAATAGGTTATTTGGGGTGTTTTGGTCCTTACCCTGGTCAAAGGAAAAG